ATGAAAACATACAATATAGATGTGGGTAATTTCATTCGTGATGCAATAGCCGAAAAAATAAAAAGGGAGTATATAGACCTACTCCCTAAACCTAAAAAAAAATATTGCCCATTTTCTAACAATACAATAGAGATTTAAAATGAAAACATTAAAAAACCCTCAATTTTATGATTTTGAGGGTTTTTTTGCGCTTATTAGTAATATATTATATTACTAAAATAAGTATCTTTACAGAAAAAAATATAATCGCAAAATGAAATCTAAAAGACCGCATCTTTTAAATGGTGTTGAGAGTTCGAAGGGAAAATCTTTCGCTACTCAAAAACAAAATATTAACAAGAAAGGGCAGCCTAGGAAGTCATTTGGCACTATAAACGAGGAGTTAAGAGCTAAAGGGGTTGAGCCGTTGACGAAGTCGCAATTCATTGAGGCATACACATTAATATTCAATTCAACTGACGCAGAACTTAAAGACATATCTAAAGACTTAAACGTGCCATTGGTTCTTAGGCTTATAATACAAGAGCTATCTAACACCAAGACCCGAAGCAAGGCATTAGTCGATTATAGAGATTACATGTTTGGAAGAGCTGAACAAAAACTAGATTTAAAAATAGAAGAAATCAAGCCGATAGAATTTACCATATTAAAAAACAAGGAATAAAAAAATTGGAGCTTCTAGAACATCAAGCGGAATTTATAAGCAGCAACTCTATCCACACAGGAATAGTTGGAGGTTTTCGTTCGGGGAAATCCCAAGCTGGCGTAATTAAAACTTGTTTGAAAAAAATAAAATACCCAGGAATTGATGTTGCTTATTATTTGCCTACGTACGGGCTGATTAAAGACATTGCTTATCCTAAGTTCTCTAGTGTTCTGACGGAATTAGGCATTAGATACGTTTTAAATAAAACGGATCACGAATTTAATACGCCGTACGGCAAAATAATTTTACGCTCGATGGATAATCCAGATAGCATTATCGGTTATGAGGTTGGTTATGGTCTAATAGATGAAGCCGACATTTTGCCAACCGCACACATGAATAATGTATTTGTAAAAGCAGTAGCCAGGCTAAGCGTTCCGCTGCCCGATGGGAAGCCAAATTGTTTAGATTTCGTTTCAACACCAGAGGGGTTTAAGTTCTTGTATGATTTCTTCATTAAGAAGCCGCACGTTAATAAAAAAATAATTAAAGCAAAAACTAAAAACAACCCTTTTATTTCCGAAAGCTACATCGAAACGCTAAAGATGAGTTATACGGAGCAACAGCTTGAGGCGTACCTAAATGGGGAATTTGTGAACCTCACCACGGGAAATGTATTCCATCATTTCGACAGAGAGATTAATTTTTCAAATAGAGAAATATTAGCGAACGACACTTTACATGTCGGAATGGACTTTAATATCACAAAAATGAGCTTGGTTATTCATGTGGTAGATGTTGATAAGCTTATTGCGGTTGATGAAATCACAAATGCGTATGATACTAATGAAGCTTGCGAATTGTTAAAATTGAAATATCCTAAGCGAAAAATTATAATATATCCTGATGCTAGTGGAGATAGTCGCAAGACATCAAGCAGCGAGACAGACCATCAAATAATAAAAAAAGCAGGCTTCGTGATTAAATCAGCAAAAACAAATCCAAGCGTAAAGGATAGAATAACTACTGCTAACATTGCTTTTAGAAACAATAATCAGGTGGCTAGTTATTTTGTAAATTCAAAAAACTGCCCAGCCTACACGGAAGCGTTAGAGCAATTGACTTATAAAAATGGAATACCCGACAAGTCAAGTGGACACGACCACGTAGCTGATGCTGGTACCTATTGTGCCTACGATTTCTTTAAAACGAACACAAAAAAACAATTTAGAATATTAAGTTCATGAGTTTACAGAACATATCATTTCGACAATTATTTCAGTTAAAAAGCCAAAAATTCGAAGAATACCATAGCTTACTAAGTCACTTGACCCCTATCAAACTTACCGATAGCATAGGGTCTTTGACTGATTTAACATTTGGAGAGGTTGCCGAAATTAAAAGGAGTCTTCAAAGACCCACATTTGAAAACACAACAAAATTGTTTGAAATTATTTTTAAAATAGACCAAAAAAAACTTTATAAAATAAATGTAATTGAGTTTTATCATGCTTTAAACTGGATTAAACACGAAGTGCAATCGGTTTACAATCGTGAAGTTGAGAATCTTAGTCCTGACACAGATTCGAAACTTAAAGATGCGGGGGTTGATGAATTAAATATATTCGGCGAAATGAACACGTTAATTGCGTTAGGCGAGAAATTCAGTAAAGCACCGCAGGAAGTCGAGAACTGGAGTTACAATTTAGTATTCAGCTTAATGCTGCATCAAAAAATTTCAAGCGACATAAATAAAAGATATGTTGAATTAAACAAACCAGTAAACAATGATTGATTTAGTAGAAGTTCTAAGGACTAAGACCGAAAGCATAGGTTGGGTATTCCATTACGGACGTTCCGACTTTCAAAATTTAGTAGAAACAGAAAGCGATAATGACCTAAAATGGTACTTCTTCCTTGATCCTATTTCTGCCGATAATAGTAATTCGTCATCAGTTGTGAGTACAGGTTTTTTTATGGTACTATCAAAATCCGACTTAGACCAAGTTTATGATGGCCAGCAAGAAGTTAATCCGAACGATGGGAAGTTTAGAAAAAACATCTTGCCAAAAAAACAATATTTAAAAAACGAGTTTAGAAATCTATTAGAGTGTGGTGGCGATTTAGAGCTAACCAAATTAGTAATGACTGATGTTATCAATTTCTTTGACGATAATTTAGATGGCGTGCTGGTCCATTTTTCAATAACTCAATTTACATGACCACAAACGAAATACTTCAAATTGAATTTGAATCAATCAAAATTGATTTAATTAAAAAACACAACATTTTGAAAATGAAAGCATCGGGGAAATGGGAAAATTCCCTAGTCGTTAATGTTTTAGATTTAAAAGATGGTTTAATTATGGCTAGGGTATATGGGGAGAAATATACTGAGCAATTAGTTAATGGACGAATACCTGGAAAATTCCCGCCAATACAGGTTATAAAAGATTGGATTATAAATAAAGGAATTGCTGGAGTTATGGAGAAAGCAAAAGTTAGCTCGATCGCTTTTTTAATAGCTAGAAAAATAGCAAAAGAGGGGACTAAGTATTTCAAAGATGGAGGTACTGATTTGGTAAGCTCGGTTTACACCCCCGAAAGGATTCAACGAATCATCGATAAGGTGGGAGAAATTAATTTGACTTATATCACAAATGGACTTATAGAACAATTTAAAGCAGCAGCGTAATGGCAATTTTATTTACAAAATCACTTCAAGAAGATAAGTTATTATTTGCGTACAATAATAATGTAATTCGGTTTAAATCTAACAGCACATTGGTTGTTAAGAACTGCATGATTACAATAGCGGGAATAGAACCAATAGTCTTATATCCAAGCCCGCAGGGTAATTTTTACTACAATTTTAAAGAGCTTGTTTTATCTTTAATGAATTTCGATAAGTTTAAAGACGACTTGCAATATTATACAGTCATTTTTGATGACTGGACGAATAAGATTTTTATAAACGCAAATATCCTAATAAGAATAAATTTCACAGATTCCAGCTCCGAATCTGTCAGCATGGTTAGAGGCTTCATTAGTGGGCTTCAAAACGAATATGAATATATTAGCAATAGAAATCCTTTCTTTCTAACCCCACAAAAAAAAGTAAATGACGGAAAAGTTTCTTTGAAAACATGGAAAGGTTATCCTTTTGATTTTGCATATTTTAACGGAAATAATGGAATAGCATATATATCTAATTACATCAGAAACACATCGCAGACTGCATTTCAAATTACAAGATGCGTAACTAGTGACGGAGCTAGCAATAACCTATCGTTAAATTATAACACACGATTTGAAGATTTACAGCTAGGATTTGACACGCCCAATTTTTCTATACAATCAATATTGACTTTAGAAAAGATAACGCCATCTTGCTACGATGGCCATTATATAAAATGGATTAATACATTCGGTGGTTGGAATTATTGGCTATTTAAAAAAGGTAAAGAAAATCTAAATACTAAAGGCATAGGAGAGATTAACAATGACTTCGATGATTTAGAATACACGTTGAGTAAGACCGAGAATGTAGGTGTTACAAGTCAAGGAATGATTTACGTGCAAGACGATTTCAATTCTGACGACATGCTGATTATTACTGATTTGTTGGAGAGCCCAAAGATTTACTTTTTTACAGGGAGACCCAATACTCCTAATACTTTCATGAATTGGAAAGAGGTAACTATTAAAGAAAAGTCTAATAAAATTAAAGACGCTAAATCAAAATTCGTAAACATTCATTTTGAAATTGAACTTCCAAAAAGAACAACAAGAACGCTATGAGTTATTTTGCTTACATAAATGGAAATCTATTAGACTTACCGCCAAATCTTGTAATCTCTCAAACGAAACAGGTTAATGATATTGCTAATTTAGAAAACAGGCAATCTAATTTCACGCATAAGTTTACCGTATTAAAAACAGATAATAATGTTAGAAACCTAGACAGAATGTCGTTAGTTGGTAATCAGTCTAACCTACCGTATAAAAAAAACACTTTCGATTTAATAGATGCGGAAAGTGGGTTACATCTTATATATAAGGGCTGGGCGGTTGTAAATTCCAATAATAAGGGGTATGAGATTAATGCTTATGATGGAATAATCGATTTTTATAAATTAATCGAAAACAAAACGATAGGCGGTTTTCTTGATTTAAGCGAAATTAACCATGAAAAAACAACGGCAAATGTTGTAAATAGCTTTACATCTGGACTTGATTACAAGTATCTGATTGCTGACTACAATGGGAAAACGCATCACAATAACAAGGTTAATATTGACTACTTGGCAGCTAGTGCAAAGATTTCATATTTATGGAATAAAATATTCGCAACATTTGGATATACATATAGCGGTTTAGTTTTTAATGATGAGAAATTCAGGAACTTATGGATTACTTATCCAAAAGGCATTAGTGAGGGAAACCCAACATCTACTGTTATTTATAGTCGGGATAACATATCAAATCCCAGTTTTTCAGATATTATAAATACAGGAGTGGTAACACTCAACGTTACTAACGTTACCTTTTTGTTCAGTCAAAACGCAACAATTATAATGGACCTTGCTAATACTTTTAATTACACTGGATTTGACGTTTATAACGAGCAATTTATCAATATGGCCGGTACTGTATACGCTTACAAAAATGGCGGTTTAATCTACTCCTGTGACATGAGTGGATCAATGACTTTCACGCATAGTTTCAATACTGGGGATGTACTTAGTTTTAGCGACGCCTGCAACATGGATAACAACGTTGTATCAGTTCAGCCAACAGGAAGTTTTACGAATATTTTAATCAAAAAAATAAATACATCATTATCATTTAGCGAGGAGCTTTCGGATTTCTACATAAAAGATTTTTTCAAAGAAGTGCTAAACTTATTTGGATTGACAGCTTTCAAAAAAAAACATTCAAATCACATTGATTTTTTGAAATTAGAAGAGATAATAGTAATGGAAACCGCAATAGACTGGAGCGGTAAGTTCATTGGAGTAATTTCAGAAAAAAACAAACTCGGTGATTATGCAAAAGAAAACATATTTAGCTACCAATACAATGATGAGCTTAACACGTACAACAATTCTAAGATTAAAATAAATAATGAAAACCTTGAAGATTTTAAAACAGTAATAGAATCTATTACTTTTTCGCCGTCAAATGAATACGTGAGTTTTGCCGTTCAAAATGACAACGTTAATACATTGATATTTCAGCAATATGATAAGGAGATACAAGACAATGGCACGATAAAATATAAGCCGCTTTCAAAAAGATTTTACTTCCAGCGATCATCGCAACGAATAGGTACAGTAGATTTCACAAGTGAAAAACTATTAGAAAGCGTTACCGCATCAGAGATTTCACTTGCAAATTTTAATCAGTTAGAGATGGATTCAATTATCAGCGACAGCTATTTGCCTTTGCAAAATGTTTTAAAAAAAGTCAAGGTTCTGGAGGTTGAATTTAATCTAAACAGTTTTGACGTGGAGCAATTTACATTTAAGCAAATCATATACGTAGAGCAATTAGCCTCTTATTTCATGGTAAATAAGATACCTAATTTTTTGAAAAATAAACCAACGAAAGTTGAATTAATAAACGCAATATAATGGCAGAACAGATAGTAATAGCGGAATTGCAGATTAATACAAAATCACTACAAGACAGTAGTGCTAAACTGATACAGCAAATAGCTCAATTGAGAGCTGAACAAAAAGAGCTACAAAAAGAAACTAGCAACTTGCAGAATGCAACGGAGGGACAAAGCCGTTCATTTGTCGAAAACGATGCCAAACTAAAACAACTAAACACCGAATATCAAAACAATAAAAAGGTGTTGGCCGAGAATGTAAGCGGACAAAAGGGTTTGATTGAAATGCTTGAAAAAGAAGTTGTATCGACAAGCGAGGCGGAAAAATCGAACAAAAAATTATCTTTAATCAGAAGCCAAATCACAACGGAGACCCAAGCGGGAAAAGATGCTATTACCGAAATCAATAAAAAAATTGATGAAAATAATAAATTCATAGACGACAATTCTGATAAGCTAAAAAAACAGAAAAACAATGTAGGTAATTATGAAGTAATTTCGAAGTCATTAAACGAAACACTATCTAAACAAGGAGGCATATATTCAACCGTAAGAACTGAAATACAAGGGTTCAAATCGACAGCATCGACAGCAATAAACACGGTTAAAGACGTGCATAGCTCATTAGTCGGTGCCGCTACTGGCATTGTAGGATTCGGTAATTCTTCAAAATTAGCAGCAGTTCAAACAGCAACACTATCCACGGCACAAGATGCAGCAGGAGTAGCAGCAAAAAGAATGGCAGTAGGAGAAGAAGTTGCAACTGTTGCTGGTGGCGGGTTAGTAACGGTGCTAGGAGCGTTACTAATTCCTATCACAGCAATAATAGTGACAGGACTAGTATTATATAGTCTTTTTAAAGATTTCGCCCCAGTAGTTAATCCTGTAAAAGATGCTATGGCGGTATTAGGAGCAGTTATTGAAGTATTAAAATCTAGCGTATTTGCATTAGTTACAGGGACGAAGTCTTTAAGTGATGTCTTTTCCAGTTTCGGAAGTGAAGCGGGTAAAGCAGCAGATGAAGCTTTAAAATTAGCGCAAGCTCAAAGAGAGGTTACAAAAGGCAGTAGGGCGTTGGAACTTTCAACAGCGAAAGCGCAAGCCGAAATCACAAAATTAATGATGCAATCTAAAAATAGAACGTTATCCGAAGAAGAGAGAATAGGGTTGTTAGACAAAGCCGTTAAACTTGAAGAAGCTAGTGTTGATAAACAATTGAAGCTTAATAATCAAAAAATAGCAAACGCAAGACTAACATTGGCTGAGGGAAAGATGATTTCTGAAGAAGATATGATACAGCTTGCTAAAGGAAATTCAACTTATGCGCAATCGATAAAATATAAATATAGTCTAGACCAATCTTATATAGATGATTTAAGGAAATTACAAGTTGAAAGATATGGCATTCAAGAAGCTTCTTCACGAGTGCTGGAGAAAGCAAATAACCTAAGCGACAAATTAGCCGAGAGCCAAGCTAAAAAACAAGAAAAAGCGATTGAAGACACGAAAAAAGCGCAGGAAGATGCTGAAAAAGCCAAAGACAAAGCTATTGAAAACAATAAAAAACGCCAAGATAAAACGATTCAATTAATGAACGAAGAGTTGTCTTTGTTTACTGCAAAAGAAAACTTAAAGACAAAAACAGTTGAGCAGTCTATCGCTTTTGAAGAATCGATAAGCAAAAAAAGAATAGATATTTTAAACAAAGAATATGAATACGGCAAAATTTCTAAAGCTAAATATGATGAAGAAATTTTAAAAAATGATGTCGAAACAAAAAAGAACCAAGCGGAAATTGCCGTTAAGAATTTAGAAGACGAAGCCACACTTTACAAGCTTCAAAATCAAAGCAAAATAGGCGATGCAAAAACACTAACCGAGTTTTTGGTTAATGAAGAATCTTCTAGGATTGAAGCTATTTATAAGAGAGAAAGAGAATTAAATCAGAAGCGATTCGATGAAAATTTAATCTCGGAAAAAGAATTTCAAATAAAATCTTTAGAACTTCAAAACGGCTTTGAAGACCAAAAGAAAAGTCTTAAAGCCCAATTCGACCAGCAGTCAAGAGCAGAACTAGAACTTCAAAGAAATCTAGATTTTGACACGAAAGGAATCCAACTAGATGAGCAAAACGCATCTCAATTTCAAAAAGATACCGAAAGATTAGCATTCGAAACAGCCGAAAAACTAAGAATAGTAAACGAAATTGAGCAAGCTGATAAAGACCAAAAACTAGCTGATTTAGAAGCAGAAAAAGCAGAAAAAGAAGCTAATGGCGAATTTGATTTACAGTCTTTCTCCGAGTATTTGGAAAGAAAATCAAAAATAGAAACGACTGTTAGCTCCAAGACACAACAGGCAACTACCAATATTACCCGAGCAAGTGCAGTAGCTCAAAGTAAAATAGATAAGGCAAGAGAAAAAGCGAAGCTCCAAGGTTATTCACAAGTTGCTGGAGGTATTGCGCAAATAGCGGGCAAAGAAACAGCGGTTGGAAAAGCAGCGGCTATTGCGCAAACAACTATTTCAACTTATCAGGCAGCTACTGCGGCTTATGCAGCAGGTTCTTCTATTGGTGGTCCCGCTGGTGTTGTTATGGGACCATTAATGGCTGGTGTTGCAATAGCGGCTGGTTTGGCAAATGTAGCTTCTATTGTAGGTGTTCAAGGAGCTGATGGAATGGCAAGCGGTTTGGGGGCGGTATCTGACGGAGCAGTTGCAACAGTAAACGCTTCTACTGGAGAAATTCCAAAAGCTGAAAAAGGTGCGTTATTCAAAATTGGAGGAAATCGCCATAGTGCAGGAGGTACGAAATTCCAGGGAAGTGACGGTACAGCATTCGAAGCGGAAGAGGGAGAATTAATAGGAGTGATGAACAGGAACGCCTCACGTGCATTTATGGACTTCAACAACTCCTACCCTAGCGGTTCAAGCTCTACACAACCTAATGTATTTGCGAGTGGCGGATTTGTAACTCAAAATAATGGAGGGTCAAGTTTTGAAATTGATGTTGATTTGTTGGCGCATAAAATAGGTGCCAATGTAGCACAGGCAAACGCAAGCCTACCACCTCCTATTGTGTACACGGCAATATCAGATATTAATCACGGCCAAAGAGAATATGCGCAAGTTGTAAATGGCGCAAATCATTAAAAAAAATCATTAAAAAACCATTAAAAAAAAAACTATGAAACTAATTACCTTATCAATCGCTACGTTAATTTTTACTGCATTCTCAATATTAGGAGCTTATCTTCTATATAGCGCATTTTGGAACAACACAGTCAGTGCTGGTCTTTTCAAATTAGATGCTATTTTGCTAACAACCTACATTTTTATTATTAATTTTTATAGTAAATTTAAAAAATGGGCGGTTTAAAAGACATATACAACGGCTGGAAATCCTATTTAATTCACGACCCAATAATAGCAGAAATAGCCAAGGAGCGTGCCAAGCACTGCGCAATCTGTATTGATGAAAACGACAAGCCAATTCCAGTAAGAAGCAAGTTTGAGGTTATACTTCCAGACTTTGAAATAAAAGAAATAGAGGGTTTGGTTTGTAGTATTTGTAACTGCCCATTATCAACCGCCACCAGAAGTAAGGACTATTCTTGTCCTCTCAAAAAATGGTAAAAAATTTAAAACAACAGTAATATAATATATTACTAAATTTGCAATTATGTACGAAATTTTGCGAAATTTAGAAAGCAATGCCTTACTTGACGACTTAGTCAAGCAAGGCATTGTATCTATAACTATTGCGGGGCATAAAATGATTTATGAAGTATATTTAAAAGAATTAAAGACTGTAAAAAAAACACAAGCGATAACCAACGCATCTATTGATACTAAAACTCCCGAGAGAACAATTTACAGAATTATAAAAAAAATGGAATCTAAATAAGGCATTTTTTTTGACAAAATGCTGGCAAATTACCCGCTATGACTAACGGTAATTTTGTCGGTATGAAAATAGCACACGTTTATATATACGGAATAATAGACAGTTGGCAAGACAATAGAGCTGACGAACATGGCATTGTAAATCTGAAATCTGTAAAAAATCAGCTAGAAAATCAAGCTGGATTTGAAGAAATAAAAGTACACATACATTCCGAAGGTGGCGATGTTACCGAGGGATTTGCTATTCACGACTTCCTTAAAAGCCAAGGAAAACCAATCACTACTATTATAGAGGGAATGTGTGCATCTATTGCCACAGTCACAGCACTTGCTGGCGACAAAAGACAGATGACTGAGAACTCAACTTTTTTTATTCATAACCCATGGGGAGGTGTGGTAGGAGAAAAAGAAGAAATGAGGAAATACGCCAACGAACTTGAATTGATAGAGAACAAACTTTCCGATTTCTACGCAAAATTCTCAAATCTACCAAAAGAAACCATTTTAAACTTCATGAAAGTCGAAACTTCATTTACTGCTGAGGAAGCAGTAAACAATGGTTTTATGACCGAAATAGTCGGAGCTGTCAAGGCAGTAGCCTTATTAAAAAAAGAAAATTTTAAACCCGAGAATATGAATTACACTAAAAAAGAACTTGATGAAAAGTTCAAAAAATCAGAAGGAATTTTAGAAAAAATCCTAAATAAACTTTCTGGCAAAAACAAAATAGTAGCATTGGTATTGCAAGAAGCAAACGGTGCCGATGTAGATTTTGTCGATTTAGCCGACGGCGAAACTCCGAAAATTGGAGACAAAGCAACGCTTGACGGTAAGCCTATTCCCGATGGAGATTATGTATTTCCGTCTTTGGAAAACACGACAATCGCTTTCCTGAACGGAGAAGTTGCGGAAGTAGCCGCAGCCGAAGAAGAAGGAGCGGAAACCGAAGCTTTGAAAGCTGAAAACACAGATTTGAAAGCGCAAATTGAAAAGTTGAAGACTCAAAACTCAACTCAAACAACCAATCTGAAAGAAGCAACAACAGCTATTCAGGCTTTAAAATCTGAATTTGACGACTTGAAAAAAGGCGTTAGTTCTAATTTTAATTACAAGCACGACAAAAACGGAAACCAAGGAAGTGCCGAGGGCAGAAATGCCGACGGTGTTAAAAGAACTCCGATAAAAAAATAAAAACCTTAAAACAAAAAAAATATGAACTTGCTCAATGTAGACGCATTAACGCTTAATGCAGTAGAAGCGACAGAATTATCGAAATTTATTTTTTCCACACTTTTAGAAACTGGAGATTTAGCCAAATACCATGACATTCAAACAGGTATTTTTTACAAAGAACAAATTCCATTCGTTGGTACTTTAGGGCTTGTAGGAAAAAAATCAACAGGCTGCACGCCAAAGACAAACGATGGCACAGTCACTTTTACAGAGAAATTCTGGACTCCAGAAATGATTGAAGATCGTTTTAAGAATTGCGCAAAAGATGCCAATCGCCTATTTAAAGCTTTTAAAAGAAAGCAAAAAATTAATCCTGAATTCTTCAACAACATAGGAAGTGAAGAAGAGGGTGTAATATTTACACTAATAGAAGGTGCTTTGCGCACAATGATTAACAGGAAGATTTGGTTTGACGACAGGACCATAAGAAATGTATCTGCTGGAGGTTATTTAAAAAATGAAATTGATGCCGATTATTTTAACGTTATCGATGGCCTCTGGAAACAAATTATTTCAATAGACATTCCGGTAGGGTCAAAAAATCACATTCAAATCACACAAAATTCGGCTGCTACTTATGTTCTTCAAGATGCGTTGCCTAATGATTTTGCGATTAAGTTGTTCCGTGACATGTGGAATCAGTCAGATTCAAGACTAAAACAAGCCATCGCTGGAGGGGAAAAATTAAATCTTCACGTTACACCTAGAATAGCACAAAACTGGGCTGATTACAAGGAAGACAAGTCTTTAGTTTTTACCCTTGGAAACGCAGAAAATGGAGGGTTGTTAGATTTGTATAGAAATATAGAAATAGTAACTCGTTATGACTGGGAATCAAGTATTGAAGCTTATTTTGATAACGGAACAAAATACCACTTGCCACACCGTGCACTAATGACAGTGCCTACTAACATTCCTATTGGAACCGTTTCGTTAGAAGATTTGAAAAACCTTGAAAGTTTCTATGATCCATTAGGCAAGCAAAATGTTACTGATTTTGCGTTTATGTTAGATGCAAAATTCTTACAACCATTCATGGCCGTAGCTGCTTATTAATCTTAAAAAAAAATAGAAATCATGAGTATATGCGCTTCAATAGGTAAGGACATTAAATATGACTGTGGGAACAGATCAGTTGCGGGAATAGAGCAACGACTGGTATTAATTAACGAATCTGATTTATCGGCTGCGGGAATAGTATTTGACCCTGCATTTCCAAACGCTTTAATCAACAGAATTAATCTGTTGCCTAATAAAATAGGCTACGAAATACAAGGGATTAAGCAGATTATGAATTACAGCAACTCGTTAGTTGCCGATGAAAATTCAGAAGACGGAGTTAAACATTCGATTACAGGTATTAAGATTTTCGATCCGTCAGAAATTATCAGGAATGAAATCAACAAGTACATTGCTGGGGCAAAAGTTTACGCTGTCTTGGAGAGAAAATGGAAAGGCTTAGACAATAAGCATGCTTTTTTATTTTTTGGATTAAAATTCGGATTAATGATTTCAGAGATGAAAGACGAATCAGCAGATGGTGTAATTTCAATGAGTTTATCCACATTTGGAAAATTCAAAGAGCCGTATCTCCCACATATATATAGAGATACAGATTACACAACTAGTTTGACGGCTTTCAATAATAAGTTTTCAAATTTAACTACCCCCTAAGCGTGGGGGCGTTCTCGAACGGATTTAGCAATGGATTTTTTATATAAAAAATGTTAGAGAAATGGGAATTATATCAAGCGACTGAATTACTGTCTGGACTAGACAGTAATGGCAGTCGCTTGATTTCTGCATTCGCAAGCGATTACAGAAAAATAACAGGGGGCGACATCTGCACTTCATGCAACGGCTTCGAAGAGAAATTTAAAAATTTTATAAATAAATTAAAAAACATGAAAAATTCAGAAAATAAAAACAGCGGTTTTGTGTTGAATCCAATGTATGATAACATTACACTTCACGGAAGTAATGTTTATTTTAATAATGAAAATTTGACCGATGAAATGGCTCTAGAACTGATAGAGAAACACCCTAGCGGGATAGATTTATTTAAGTCTTTTCCTGCTAATTTCAAAGAGCTAAAAAAAGTTGATGAGTCAACAGAAATAATTTCTTTTTTTGGAAAAGACTACAAAGTAGATGAGGCCAAAGAATTATTTAAGAAAGCTAAAATAGATTCTAAAGCAACAACTGCTTTAGGTTTGTATAATTCATTAACTAAAGCGACAGGTGAACAAAAAACAGCATTAGAAAATTTAGTGAATCCTTCAGTAAACGACATAGACGTTATAGGTCCTATTGTTGAAACTTCATTAGTAAAATAAAACAAATGAAGCCTAAAATAATTGCTGTAAAATTATTTGAATTAGCCAAACGCCTAATTGTTTTTGATAAGCAGTTAGGCGTTTATCAAAATGGAGAGGATAATAATTACCCCGAAAGAATAGAGAGGTTAATTAATGGTTCCGCCACGGCAAAGCCTGCTGCGAAATTGTTTAGAAAATATATTATTGGAAAGTCTTTCGATGAGGAAACAAATAATTTCATCGTAAACAAATCGAAATCTACGACAATAAGAAAATTTCTAACAAAAATATCTAATTCATACGCCTATCAATGTGGCGTGTTTATCCACGTAAACTACAACTTAAATCACAAAATCACTAGTTTAGACGTACTGCCATACAGCCATTGTAGAGTTGGAAAAAAAGACGACAAGGATTATAGCGGAAAGATAATTGTTTACGACAATTGGGACGAATCAAACGGGGCTATCGATAAAAAAAAGTTCAACGTTATAGATGTTTTCAATAAAAATAAGAAAGTGATTAGTGCTCAGATTGAAAAAGCTGGAAATATAGATCTGTATAAAGGTCAAGTCTTCTTCTATAATCCCGAAGACACTATATATCCATTGGCGCATATAGATAACGTAATGAATGATGCTGATTCGGAAAAAATGAGCTCTGTTTTTAAAAACACGTCTTTAAGAAAAGGTTTCTTCGGAAAAAAAATAGTCATTACACCGCCTATGCTGGGTGTTGATTTAAGAATGGATAACAGTCTTTTAAACGACGACCAACTTATTGAAAAAAGATACGCAGAAACAGAAATTGAAAATTTCAACACGACGATGAAAACATTCATCGGGGCAGATAGTGCTGAATCTCTTCTCCATTTACAGATGGAATTTGAGGGCGACGACATCGAGAAGAGCATTAAATTTCTTGACGTAAACACTAATATAAATGACAAGTTATTTGAATATACAGAGAAATCAACATCAAATAATATAAGAAAATCATTTGCAAATGTGCCAAGTATTTTAATTGAAAACAATGATAATTCGGTATTCGGACAAAGCGGGGAAATGTTGAAACAAGCTAAAATATTTTACCAAGATCAAACGGAAGAAGATAGAGATGCGATTGAAACAGAAATATTAAACCCTTTACTAAAATTATTTGAGGGATTTAAAATGCCAGCAAATGGATTGAAGATTTTACCACTAATAAAAAACACAAATGAGGCTATTGATTAATAAAATAGACATTATTGCGAAAAGACCGATTTCTAAATCCGTGTCTGATTCTAAAATAAATCCATTCATAGAAGATGCGCAATTGCTGGACTTGCTGCCGTTGCTTGGGGAGAAATTATACTTTAATTTAGTGGCTAATCCTGCCAATTACACTGATTTAATGGAAGCGAAATCTTATCTACACGATGGTCAGGCGATCGAAAGTCCAGGATTGAAAACTGTCCTATGTCATTTCGCCTATGCGAGACACATCATGCACGGTAGTCAAACCGATACGCCTTTCGGCTTGGTCGAAAAAAACTACCAAGACGGAAGCAATGTCAGTAGAATTGATAAAAAAGAAATCTATAAACAAAGTCAAAACGTAGCAATGCAATATTGGGGTCAGGTTGAAACCTACCTCAATAGACACAGTAATGCTTACCCGTTGTGGAGGGTTGATTTATGCGTAAATCAAAGAAGAGTTTTCAAATTTAACGCCATAAAATAATGATAGAAGAAGCAATAAACGTGTTGTTAAGTAATAATAATGCAGGGAATATTACCCCCGAAAAATTAAGATATGTATTGTCATTAATTAACCAAGAGTTGTTAGCCAACCATTTAAAGGGAGATTACGACATTGTTACTAACCTACCATTATTGGTTAATGGTGTTGGAAAAATTGGCGACGAATACAGGTGTACAACTGCTGGGGTTAGAGATTTTGGCAGCGGAAATATAACGGTGTCGGTTAATGATGTGTTAATGTACAATGGTGTTGTTTGGTTCTTGAAAGTAAATAACAACCAAGCGACTAAAGCACACAACCATTTAAGTACCGACATTTCAGACCTAAACGAAACGGTAGAGGACATTATCGGGACTAAAATAAAAGCAGGGGCAAATGTAAGTGTAGCGTATAATGATGTTACTGGAGAAACAACTATCTATTCGGCTGGCGGTGTCGATGCTACGGCATTACACAAGACAGGCGATGAGAGTTTCACAGGGGTAAAAACATTAAACAGCACAAATGTGTTGCCAGCTGGGATTGATATTAATAATAATGGCGGTGTTCGTGGTTTTGTGAATAGGTGGTTTAATGTTATTGCAGGTATCTTTAATGTTTGGTCTAATCAAAATACAGGGTTCTTTAATGTTTGGTATAATCAAAATGCAGGTATCTTTAATAAATGGTACAATCAGTCAACAGGTGTATTTAACTATTGGTTAAATCAATCAAATGGGGACTTTAACTATTGGTTAAATCAATCAAATGGGGACTTTAATAATTGGAAGAACAATTCAAATGGGAACTTTAATGTTTGGTCTAATCAATCAACAGGCATCTTTAATTCTTGGGAGAACCAATCAACAGGGGTGTTTTCAAGAATAACCTCTGCCACAGCCTCAACAGGCGACTTATTTCAATTTTTCAAAGATGCCGTAAAAACCGCATCAATTAACCACCTAGGACACTTTACATCAAACAAATTTATTAATCCAACAGGGCAAGGGTTTTTGAAAGCCAACGGCGATATAGACACGAGTACATACAAGTTAGACACGCCTTTTTTTCGTCATTATGGGGCGTTATTATTCGACGGAATAACGCAAACAGGACACCAAGACATACCTCTCGGGGCTGGAGTAGATGGAAAATTGGAAGTTACTATCTTTGGCCTTTGGCAATTATTCAATATTTCAGGGAGTTGTTCAGCGGTTATCGACGTGTTCGTAAATAGTGGGGGCTCGATAGGTCGTAATGATTTGAAGCACAAAGACGTAAACCTAAACATGGCATCGCAATACGAAATTCAAGGAGTTGTTGTTGTGGGTGGATTGCCGTATTTGAGAATTAAGAAGCTAACAGCGTTGCAAAATTTCATTTCGGTCACAATAAAATACCAAGGGACTAATTACGCAGGGCTGTACGCACCCTCTAATCCGTTGCCATTCGTGGGGGGAACGCAAAACCCGACAGAAGTGCAAAACGTGAAGCTGGTGCTTACTAATACGACGTTAACGGCTAAAGATTGGGTGAACGTAAACCAAGTGCTATTAGTAACAATTAACGGAAGTTCGCCAGTATCATTAACATTGGCACCAGGTGTCGAAACTAAAGGATTTGTAACTCAAATAATAAATGTAGGCACAGCAGCAGCCACGATAGTAGGGGCTAGCACAGGCACATTTACCTTAAACACAAACCAAGGAGCAACAATAACTTCAAACGGTAATAACATTAAATTACATTAAATATGAATATAGCAATTAAATCAAAAAAAGAGGTTAATTACGACCTAGCTTTTAAAATAAATACGGCGTTAGTAAAGATAGTAATGACAGATTTCAACTACTCGATATTAGATAGCAAATTCACAGCGAAATGTACCGCTTATTACAACAAGCCTGCAATGATGGCTGGCGAACTAACCGATAATTACATGGCATTTGATACGTGGGAAAGCCATTATGACGTAGCTAAAACCAACGGACTATTTAGAATGCTGGGTAATTCAATTGAAGCGACGGAGGACTTCGTAAATGAATTAAGCGGGTTGTTGAAGAACGCTTTACTTATGGGGGTGGCGAAGGATAAAAGGTATGATTTAACTATTAATGATTTGGAGATATGTTAATGGAAAAAGACATCAAAAGATTAGAGGTAACATTAGCTGTATCGCTAATGTTAATTCCTTTAATTAATAGGTTAATAGAGGGTGTATGGTTGCCTAGTATTTCGGCTTATGTGGATAGCAAGGTTGTCGTAGGATTGCTTAGTTTTGAACTAGGTATTGCGGGCGCATTATTCATCTATAATGGAGTTGGATTTAAAAGGCATTGGTATAACGTGCTATTAGGGCTATCTCTATGGGGGGTTGCTATTTTTCATTATAAAACGCACAACTACATACATAATGCTTGTGCTATAATTTTCTTTCTAGGATCTATTCTAGCAATTGGATTAAGTTCTAACATCGCATTTCGTGGTTTTAAGTACTTCGTTTCCGCAATAACAGTAATAGGACTAGTTCTACATTTCGTGTTTAATCTGTTCAGCATTTTAACAGTCGAGTGGATTGAAATCATACCAATAGCTACACATTTCATCTTAAAATCAATAAAAACCAAATGGAAACAATAAATTACCAAGAATTACTCATTAAAATGCCAGCAATTTTGCTTTTTTTTCTAGCATTATTCTACATATTCAAAGACCCAATTACTGAAAAAATAAAAGAGTATCGAAAAGCAAAAAAAGTAGAAAGCCTAGTATCGCATGACGTATTCCTTACCATCGATAAGGTAGTTATCATGGTAGAAGGGTTGGATTTTCTAACAAATGGGGAATTTGACGAAAATAAAACGGCATTGTTAAAGGTGCTAATAGACAAGAAGCTTACCACCGTCAAATCGATGTTTAAACTTTTTTTGCTAGACCCAAAAATGAACAATTGCACGGGGCAAGAACTAAAAGCGGAAACTATTAACACGCTTACTAACATCGTTAAGACGTACACGACTGATGCGCTTGACGAAATGATGCGAAAAGGTGTAAGTCGTGAAGATGCTAAATTCCTAATTAATGCTTATGAGAATTTCAGGCGTGAGATAGTAGATGCTTTTCTCGACAGGGTGGAGAGTATTGCATCAAACGAAAATTACGGTAGTAATTACGATAAATTAAGCGCAATAATGGAAGTAATCGCTATCTCGTTATACATTATTCCAAAAGATGCAAAGAGCGCGTTAGATGCAGTGAATGGTAGATTTAAGAACTATAATTTAAAATAAAATATGACACCAGAAAAATTTATCCAAACGTATTATCCTTTTGCGTTGAATGTAGAAAAAAAAACAGGCATTTCGGCGATAGCTATTTTAGCACAATCCGCATTAGAGAGTGGTTGGGGCGAAAAAGCGGTTGGTAACATGATGTTCGGAATAAAAGATACGGACGGAATAAACGGAAACGAGCAACTAATCACGACTACTGAATTTTCAAAAAGTGCATCGCTGAAATTCCCAGTAATTATTTCGATTAAAAAACAATTGAATGGGCTTTACAAGTACATTGTAAAAGATTATTTTAGGAAATACAATACGCCAGAGGATTCTTTTTTAGACCATGCGAATTTCTTTCTAAAAAATAAAAGATATGCAAAAGCCTTGCTCGTAAGGAGCAATACAATGTTGTTTATCGAAGAAATTGCTAAAGCGGGTTACGCAACAGACCCTAATTATTCCGTAGCTCTTAAAGGTGTTGCTACTTCTATTTTGAAACGTATAAAAATAAAATCATGAAAAAAGAATACTTAAAACAATTGTCGCAATGCTTATTAATGTTGGCAATAGCTATTGTCTTCATGTGTGCATTCCATAAGTGCAATAGAAGTACCACAACACAAAAAGTAACAACCAAAGAGGTAAGCGGTAGCTTTAAGCCAAAAGACGTTGTTAACAAGCCTATTTCTGCTGGTGCAAAGACGAAAAAACAACCGTACATAAATTCTGAACAGTTGAAAAATGATGAGTTTTTGCAAAATGAAATAGATAGACTTTTAGCTGAAAATAAAAAGCAATTAAATGAATTTGCCAACGCCAACGATAGCTTACAACTATTATTACATGAAAAATCGATACAATTAAACGAATTTTCGCAAACATTTGACGATGATAAGGTAAAAATTGATGTTTCGGGAATTTCGCAAGGAACTGTAAAAAACATTAAAGCAAATTACACGATAAAATCGCAAAAAATAGACGTTGTAGTAAAGCAAAAAGAACGTATTTTTGCGTTAAAAACTGGTGCCGAATATGGCAATAGCCGTGAATTAAATAAAGGTGTGCTTAAAGGTAATTTAGAGTTCGAAAATAGAAAAGGTAAATCATACTCAATAAGCTACGATACCGATAAGAGAATTTGGATAGGTTGTAAGCTTACTTTGTTTGAGATTAAAAGATAGTTTGTGTTTAGTTTGGTTGTTTAAAATGCGAGATGCCCAATATCTCGCATTTTTTTATGCGCTATAAAGCCAGTAAAATAAGGATCAAATGTTAAAATTTGATTTTTGTTTTAAATAAATTACCATTTATGGTAATTTATTTAAATAACAATTGTATCTTTGTACAAGAGTTAAGGAAGTGATTATTACGGCAAACTTGAAAAAAGGGACGGCAACCCGAAACAACGGCAAAAAATAAGATGAAAGCAATTAAATTTTTAAACACAGAATTAGAAATCAATTACACACAAGCTTTAACTGCTGGACACGGTCACAAAAAAATTACAGTAGAATTATGTCTTCAAGGAGAATATAAGACTTTTTCGGCAACTACTTCAAATATGCCTGATTATGATAATGCTACCGATTTAGAAGGCTCTGACAAAGATGAAGCGTTATTCAACATTATTTCTTCCAAAATTGAAGAGGAAGTTGATGAATGGATTGTTGAAATTGAAAATAAATAATTTATGAATGTAAACTCAATAAACGAAAACGAACAATGGAAGTTGCTCGTTTTATTACTCGATGATATTCGAGTACAAAAAGGAATATCAAATTTAAAAGTTTCAGAATTAAGCGGAATTGCTCCTGCTCATACTTCACGCTTTTTTAGTTGTAAATTCCCACCAACATTACCAACTTTTTTAAAAATAGCAAAAGCAATTGGAGTTAATTTTTTCTTTGAAGACAAAGAAAGTAAGACCGATTTGAATCTAGCAATGGAAAGAGCAATGGAGAATATCGGTAGAAGAACTGATAAAATATCTAAAAATTAAAAAAAACGTGTTAAAAATAACACGTTTTTTTTAATTTTTATTTTGTCCTAAAAAATTACAAAACAAAGGTAAATTTACCTTTTTCTTGTTTTCCAACTATCATTATAATATTTATCAGAAGGCTTGTTTTTTAATTTAAACCGAATAAAATAACCCGCAATTACAAGCATTAAAACGCTTACTAAAATATCTTTCATAATTCAAATGTATTAAAAATCAGGGGAATTTTCCATAATTTGCTTGCGATATACTTCTTTCACAACCGTTGCGTATTTGGTAGTCATTAATTTTGAAGTATGACCGTACAACTCCCGAAGTGCGTCTAAATCCATTCCGGCCAGAATTTTTGCATTAGCTCCAGCGTGTTTGTTACTATACATATTTACATTTTTAAACCCTAAGCCAATTTTTACAATAGTTTCCCATCTTCGAGTTGCTGTATCTCGTTTTAGTTTAGTGGGTCCAGTAATGAAGTCTAATTTAGCACCTACATTGCCTTTGCCTGGCTTTCTAAAACTTCCGAATAAATAAAAATCTTTGGGAAGACTTTCAAAATCCATAGACTTGTAAATTTCAAACAAATGTTTATTAATTGGAACTATACGATCTTTGTTTGTTTTTGTGATTTCAGATGGCAATACAATTTCGAATCTTGTCATGTCAATCATACTTAATTGTATTTTTAAAATTTCTTCTGGCCGTATTCCAGTGTGAAAAATTGTTACTATGAAATTGTAAAAATTAGAATGATATTTTTGCAAACAATTTTTTATTATTTCATGCTGCTGAGGCGTTGCGGGAATGTTTGCCCTGCTATCGGCAACAGGAAGATTCTTAATGTTGTTCGCTGGGTTTATCGGAATTATGTCCCATTGAATAAGCTCGCTTAAAACGGCTCTAAAATGGTCTAGGTATTTATTATACGAATTATTAGAAGCTTTACGCTGCTGTTTTATTTTTTCTAAAATAGTTTTGACGTGTACACGTTTTACGTCAACTACTGGTATGTAGTTTAGATTTAGAGCTTCTATTGCTGTTTTGATGAACTTAACAGAACCACGGTAGCCTAGATAGGTTTTCGGAGCTAAAGCATCTTTTTTTTTTTCAAGCGCAAAGTCCAAAGATTCAATTAAGCTCATTTCAGAAGTCGTGTCAAAAACGTCAGGTATTAGCGGATTCCAGCCTTTTTTTAGTTTCTCATACAAAGCATCACGCAAATCATTCGCTTCGGACAAGCGTTTGTTGTAATTTTTAATGTAGTTGATTCCTTTTTTGAAATGTATTTTTTTTCCGTTATATCGGAAATAAACAAACCAAGATTTGTTTAAGTCGTCATACTTGACAACTTTCGGTTTTGTGAAATTTGATTTAATCAT